CAAAATAGTTCATGTTCAAAATAGCCAGCCACGTCTTCGTATTAGACGACCTTTGTAGGTATGGGTCACTAACGATTTCGTGTCCGTCAAGTTCCATTTTATTGAAACCCTGCGTCACCATATCGCCACTCGGAGCGTTGTAAATCAATTTCGATTCCGTCTCTGCTCTGAGTTTATTAAAGAGAGTAGGACACATAAACGCGGATAAGTCCATTGGCTTTTCCATGTAATGTGTTACGTCTGTTTCGCTAATCCATTTACGGAAGTTAGCTACTGTTAGATTGTAGGCCGTATCCTGATTCGAGCTTGAGATATTAATCGTCAAGTCTGCGGGATCAGCACCCTGCCACCAATCGTTAGTACCTGCACTAATATCTCTCGCAACACCGCCATAGGTGTTGTCGCTGTCAAGAGCCGATATGATACTCTGGAATGTTTTTCCGCCATCTGTCGCAGGGGTATCGCTACCCTTGTTCCACATGACTCCATTCAAGTATCGTCTCATATCCTTCTGGCCCTTCTTAGTGAGGTGTTCTGCCAGATTTAATAGCTGTATTTCGCTATCCGAGGTCAAGATGTTTTCCGTCTGTTCGTCTGCGTCGTACCGTAAAGGCATTTGTGCATACTTCCAGTCGAACGAAGGCTTCTCAAGAGTAGTCTTCTTCTGGTCGGTCAACGATTCATTAACTGTGTATTCCTGAACGGTATCATCTATCGTGTCGGTGTCTACAAGCTTCTGAATAGTCAAACCACCATCAAAGGTCACTTGGTTCTGCCTTTGCAGTCGTTCAATGAACGGAATACCATACATGACCTGATCAACAAGGGTTCTCTCGAAGAGTTCCCTTGTTGCTTTGGTAAGGTCTGCTGTACTCATTATGTTTCTTTCGTTAGTTTAAATGTTTTCTTCATGTCTTTTAAGACATCTTTAAGGGAACCTTTGTTTTCTCTATTCTTCACTGGTGCCTTGGAACCCTTTCCGTTGTCGGTCACACTAGCGTCTTTCTTCTTATCCGCTTCGGCAAGTTCAGAATAACATGAGTTAAGTAGTCTGTAGGCGTCAAGTCTGTCTCTGGTGGGTTTTGCTGTACCACTGTCAACTTTTTCTTGTGCCATTAAGACTGCTTTCGAGCGATACTTGGGATCATACTTCGTATCAAGTTCAATACAAAGTTCATCCTTTACAGCATTGCGCTGGTTTGTCACATCTCTTTCTGATTCGTTCTTCTCGTACGCCGATATTTTACCTGCCTGCTCGGACATCTGAGTAGTCAGTCTAGTTATCTGCGCCTGTAGAGTTTCTACATTGCCTCTTACAGATTCGTCTACTAAGTCTTTATCCATTGGCTGGTATTGAGACTTGTTCAACTGTTGTGTCTTTAGTGTTTCTAATTGCTGATTGAGCGACTCAAGTTTTGAATCGCTTTCAGTCTGCTTGGCTACAAGTTCATCGTTACGCTGGCGTTCCTTTCGGAAATTAGCGTCATTCTGAGAGGCATATTGCTTTTGCAGTTCTGCTTCTTTCTGTATAGCTTCCACGTCAACACTTTCCACTTTTTTTTCTTCTGTTGCTTCCGACATAATCATTCCCTTTCGTTTGAGCTTTTAGCTCTGTCATATATTGCAGTTTGGCCACACGGCCCTTTTGCGTTCATCCTGCTTCTCCAGCCTTTTGGCCTTGGTTAATCCTTTGTTGGAATCCCTGTTGTTCGGCCCTAGCGTCAATAGCAGGTAGTACCTCTTGTTCAAATCTCTTGACTAATTGTTTCAAAGCAGTCTCTGGAGCCATCTCGCCTGATTTAGTGGCTTCGATAAGCTGTAAGAATGCTACAAAATGTTGCCAAGATTCATATTTCTTTAATATCCTTTGCCAACCAGGTATATCAAGCTCTTTCAATAGTATGTCTGTCATCGGCGAAGCTACTGGCTGGGTAACTAAATCATTTGCCGCCATGTACGATGCCTGACGTCTCTCTTTGTCAAATGGCATTGTAAGAGCTGGCAGAATGTCTACATCAAACTTAGTATTCTTAAGCCCTTCTGTAATCTCCTTGATGCCAAGTTTATCATCCTCACCGATAATCCGTACCCATCTTCCAGGTTCGTACTTATCTTTTACTATCTCGGCTATCAGCCCTGCTGTCTGTTTTATCCACTCATCCTGATATACGCTCTGTAACTGTATTCTGTCATTACTTGAAGTCGCCAGATTAGATGCTTCTGTAGCTGACATCTTGCCGGGTTGCTTTTCTCCACGCGCGATGCTCTGTAAGCCTTGTATATTCTTAAATTCCTGAGCAAACAGACTGTATAGTTGAGTCGCGGCAGGAGGTATCTGGGATGGCTCTTGGAACTTTATTCTTTTTAGTCCACCAAGTGCAAGTCGTATAACCGCACCCGCGCCTTTACCTACTCTATACTTACTCTTATCCTTGCCCTTTGGTACACGGATAGCACCTTCTTCCATCAGGACTTTTCTATCGCCGTATTCTTTCATGTTATTGAATAAATGCGACGTTGAAATGTTTATCATGTCCTGTGTAGATTTGTATAACTGAACCGCATCTATACCCTGCCACATGTGAGGTAAGAGGTAGTGAGGAGTTATAACAAACGGCCATCTTGAGTATTTATAAGGTTCGTCGGATATTACTACGTCGCCAACGTGAAGTATTACTCTGCCTCTTGGGTATTTCGGAATCTTTTCACTGCCTGTTTCTCTTGTCGGGAAATCTTCCGGCATTATCGGTTGACCCGTTTCAGTGCTAATGAACATTCCATCTTGCTCTACTATCACACCTCTTGCTATCAATTCTTCTGGAGGAATGCTTTCTTCTGTAATCTGACTCTTTTCAGATTCATCTCTTATGTATGTCTCATTAATCTTTACGAGCTTTATCGACGCCTTTTGTTTTGTGTCGTCGTTTGGTTTATTAAGTTTGTCTGACCTTAGAATAAGATTCAGTAGTACACCAGACCCAACCCTCTTAGTTCCTGTGTCTGTCCCACCCTTGCCCTCTGATGGATAAGTACCTGCTGAACCAAGTTGACCCCTTATGCTTACAAACGAACTCATGCTTGGGCTATCATCGAATCTGTTTGCCTCTTCGGTTAATTCTGACTTAAGATCTGGGAATAACTTAATAGCCTCGTCAAGTTCCATAACTCTTTCAGTCCCACAGTCACCATCGTCTATCTTCTCATCGTCGGTAGCCCAGAACTCGGCAGGATGCCAAAGCTTTGTTTTTACATCTCCCTGCCATCCGTCGTCAGTCCATTCGGTCTTGTCTTGCCAGAACGCCTTCGTAACAGAATATCCGAACAACTGTTGGTCGAGGATAGTCTGCATCTGCTCTATACGCATCCCATGCTTGTTAAGCCCCTTAGTCCACAACCACTGCAAGAGAGACTGCCACGCTGCTGCTGCATCGGTATCAGAATCTTCCCACGGTTCGGTTACTAGAGTATGTGCGTTTCTGGTTAGCTTGGCTATCTCTGCAATGTGCGCAGGCCAGATGTAGTTTAGTATAACCCAGTCCCAGTCCTTATGCTCTTTCATTCCTTCAAGCTGGTCTGAGAAGTAGTATCGAATAGATGTCTGCCACATTGATGCCCAGTCACTTGTTCTGGTCATACCAGCTTCTTCTATTCTCTTGACGTACTTAAGTACACCTTCTTTAGTTGATAAATCTTTTTCCATTAGTAGTATCCAAATTCACAAGTTATCGAGCCACCAGAAACAGCCGCTTCGCCTGCACCTGAAATATCGAAAAACTCTCCAACTAAGTCTCTATACCCTATGTCATCAAACTTAAGTTTTGCTATCCTGTTATTTCCTGAATCTGCAACACTTACAGTTGTTAAATGGATGTCTGATGTAATACCAAGGGTATCTGCCCAGTATCGTGCTGTGTCAACATCACCACCAAAAGAAGACCCGTCTTCATATCTGGCAGTTCCAAAAATCCCTGATATTTCACATATCTTCTCTGCTGGACCGTTTACCCTGTATCCCCAGATGTTAATACCAAAGTCGCTATTCTCTGTTACGTCTTTTCCTTTGAATATCAACTCTATTCCATTGGCCGCAGGGTCTATTTCTGTTGCGATAGATGGCTTGTCATCGTTCTGATATGTATAACCCAATGACGATCCATCAAGTAATTGGGTCATATCGCCTTGTGAAATCTCACCTGTAATATCACCTGTAAGGACTTCGTAACTACTCTGAAATGTGTGTAACACTGACATAATTATTCTCCTGTGTTTTCTTGGTCAACCGTATCATAGTTCTCGTACGGCATATTTTCTCTTATTTTATACGCTAAGTTCATTACAGCTTTCATGCTTTTGAATGTTAGCAGATGCGTAACCAACATTCCAAGTAAAAAAGCACCTATTAAAGCAAGCCCAATTATCATTCGTCATCTCCTTTGTCTACTGCGCCTATGTACGCAAGGTCATTAAAGTTTTGGTCTTGTTCTTTTGGTTCACCTGTACTATCCCACTCATAAGAACTTCCAAGCGGACATCTAAGGTGAATTTGGACTGCTATCATTGCCGAAAACAGCACGTCATCATGCTTTCCGGTGTTATGAATTGGTTTTCCGGTCTTATCTTTGATGAAAGTGGTCATCTCATCGAATATCCATGGTAGATTTACTTCCATACCGTCACGGATACACTGAATTATCCCATCAACCAACCATTTCCTTGTAATCATCGTAGTACGCCAGCCAAGGTTGTCTGTGTTTTCTACTGCCATCGTCTCATCGTGTGATTGGCGGTTAAATATGTTAGGATAGCCAAATTCTTTCAGTTTCTGAAGAACAACCATACCGTTTGGTATCTCTGGGGCAAGGAAGGCCATATTATAATAAATACCAGCGTTAATAAGCTGTTCTGCTACGTCAATCTGCTCACCACGTCCTTTGTAGGCCGCTACAAACTCTCCTGTTGATCTGTCGAACACACTCATGCCGTGATAGTCTACTGCGGCTCGCTCGTTGGACGGATCAACGCTTTTGCCTTCCATCGTGTCGCAACCTATGGAATATTGGTGTCCTTCTTCCATTTCCTTGTAGACCTGCCAGCAATTCATTCGCTGGTCAACTTCGTCAAGATAAACCTCACCTCTACGCTCAAATATGGCATATTTTACCTGCTTAAGTGATTCTTCCTGCTTTTTAAGCATTCCACCTGAGAATACTGGATTCCCTGACTGCTGGAAAGCCTCTAATGGAGTTGCAGGATATTCCTGCTTAAATAATGACAAATCTCCTTGGCATTTATTCTTTATTGCCCATCTTCGCCATGCTAGTTGTTCAGTCTTTAGTCCATGTTTTTCAAGGATATGGGTTTCTTCGGCATCAAGCTTGAAGTTTCCTGTTATTGGTCTTTGGTAGTCAGGGAATATATACCATGGTAAAAATATCGGTAGATAGTTGTTAAGGTCTTGTGTTTCTTCCCAATCTATTAAAGCCTGCTGGAATATGTCATAAAAAGCGTCACCTACGCCGTTTGCTGTGCTTTCGATAAGGATTGCTGTATCCTTCGAGTCCGGGACTTCCTGAGCCGCACCGCCGAACTGTTCCTTCGCTCTATCCCAGAACGCAAACTCAGTGGCGTGGAAGTAGTGGGTAAGACCACCTCTGCCAAGGACGCCCTTCCCAGAGGTCTGACATAAAAACGACGACCGATGCGGGGCTTCATAGGTTATTTCCTTTTTAGAGCTATACTTAGTCTTTCTGACTGAATAGACTGGCATATTCTCCTGGAACATGGTTGCCATCTTAAATACTTTATCAGTGGCGTCAGAGTCGGCAGAACACACACAGGCATATCTATTTTCAAACCTGTTTATGTCTGCAAAGAATCTTCCTTCTGTGTATGTCGAAACGCCTTCGCGCCGAGCCTTTAAGACTATGGCGCGTACAGGTAATTCCTTTTCCTGCTGGAGTTGTAGAGTCTTATGTACCATTAACTGCGCAGGATTACACCTCAAGTAAAGAACATCTCCATACATAGAGATTATCTTTAGATTGTCTGCCATCCAAGTTAGATAGTCAAAATTACTCAATAAAGTATCCTACAATTATTGAAATCATAATTATATTCCAAATACCGATAATCATAAGTCAGCCATCCAGCATAGAGAAATCACCAATATTACAGCTAATACAAGACCTATCATTCGTACACCGCCAATACATGCTCTTCAAAGCACATTGTATTCACGCCATCGTCAAACTCGTACTCTGTTCCTTTGAACTGACCTAATATAACCTTATCACCACCCTTGATGTCAATAACGTTAGGGCCGACACACTTTACTGTACCTGTAGTCGTCTTTTGCTCTTTCGGGAGTATGATGGAGCCTATCCTGTCTACTTTGTCCATTTCTACTACGATCTTTCTGCCTACTGGTTTAAAGTCGCTTGTTTTACAGTTTACTCTCATTTTATTTCCTTTATACTATATTAGTCGAATATCTTGCTCTTATTTCTGGAGAAACCGTCTTTGTTGGAATACCGCCCATTGACGTTTTATTCCCACTTGAATCTGGTCTTCCGCCGTTTACTACGTCTGGGTTTGTTGGTTTGTAGTCTGCATCGAGTTGAGGATCAGCAACAATACTGTTTGCATCATTATCCGGCCTGCCCAAAGCTGTCCACCTTGCCTGTATCTCTGCAAGTGTATCACACTGAACACCACCGATAGTTGCTAAGACTGCCCCATTCTGTGCCCAATAACAGTTATAATCAAAAGTATTGGTCGGTGCGGTCGTAGCGTCAAGTACAAACAGAGCCTTTGTACCGGCCCCATCAGCGACGAAGATATTATTTATTATTTCATTGCTGACCGTATATTGACTTTCCTGATCGTCTAACAACATCGCAGTGCCAGAGCTGGCAACGCAAGTATTATTGACGATAGAATGACGACCGCCTGAAAATAAGTTAATCGGATGAGCACCTAAACAGATATTGTTCAGTATGTGACTGCCGAGATTCTTAACGACGATCTGCCTGTCGCCGTTCTGGACTTTGTTATTCGCTACGGTTACAGAATCAAAACCCCAACCAATAAGAATCGCATGATTGGCTTCTACAGCATCAAAAGCGATGTCATTACCTGTTACAACAGCATGACCAAGTGTTGGACGAACCCAATATAGTCTCCAATTAGTGCCAGATCCCGGCACTATCGCCCCAACACCGCCAGGCCCATTGTCTACCAGACATTGATAAACATCGCCAGCCTCTGCCGCGTATTGACCAACCGTATAATCTACGGCGTTACTCCAGTCCGCTATAGCCGGAATTGAGCTATTGTATTCATATCCAAGTGTAAGCAATGATGCGGCAGTAATCCCAGACCCGTTAATATCACTGTTCTTAATAATAATATCCGTCACGCCCTGGCCGTCCCATGTCCACAAGGTCCTTCCAACGGTTATATTACAGCCAATGATTTCAACACGATCCCTTACGTTAACAAAGCGAAGGAGGTCGTTGTAAGCAGTCACAGTGCAGTTAATGAATCTTTCTATTCCTGGCGTGTCTGTCCCGGCACAGTAATCAATCTCATTTGTTTTTTCTGCCGGGATATCGCTGATTATACAACCAACGAATGACATAATATTAGCACCTTCCTGCTGTAAGAGGCGGTTAGCAGTATTGCATGTTAGCGTCAAGTTAGTGAAAGTTAGCTTTTTACCGTCAGGGCCAGATCCAGCTACATATATCGGCAAAGCGTGTGTAGGTGCAAGAGCAATCGTAGCTCCCTCGTTGGCAATCAACTCAACATTTATATTTACACCTGAATCGAAGTCTATCTGCCAAGTCGCTCCTTGAGTGGTGTCACTATAGTCACCAGCCACTAGAATAACTTGACCATTATCGTCTACAGCGTTCAAAGCCGCGTCAATGGTTTTCTTAGCAGATGTGCCACCCGTACCAGCCGTAGGAGTCGTACCGTCGCCTGTATCATTTGTTGATGCTGGGTTCACATATATAGGTGTTGCCATAATCTATCCTTAATTCAAAGCAGCCCAAGTAGCAGGACTGCCGGTTACTGTACAAACATAAACCTTACTATCAGATTCATTATATACTAAATCTCTTTCCTCGCCTGACGTAGCCGTCATTGGGCCGGCGTCTGTAACGGATGGTAACTTGAAACTACCCGGAGCAGTAAGACGGCCTGTGCCAAGAAAGGCATAGTCCGGGTTAACCGCCACACTACCAAAGTCAATCTTCTCGTTACCTGTATCAGTGTCAATATCTAAATACCTAGCCAGTGTAACAAGGTCAGCAATAACAAAAGAAGACATCACATCAGTAAGTATATGAAAAGCCTTCTCTCCATCAGACATGTCAAGAGTAACGCCTGAACCAAGCCAAGAAAAGTTGCCGTCTAAAGTATTACCATCATATCTACCACGTGTCATATTATATAGCCTTATCTAACATAAGCTTCTATACCTGCCTTGTCCTGTAATTGAGATATGGGGG